AGTGTAAAGCAAGGCTCTGGTGAAAATATGCACAGGATAGCCAACAGATACTGGAGTAACTCTCTAAAGACTGTTTACAACATGTGCTTAGATGCATATGACACAGCTCTCTCCGGAGGTATGTGCCCTGAACAAGCTCGATTCCTATTGCCTCAAGGCATGGAAGTAAGTTGGTACTGGACAGGTTCTATTGCAGCTTATGCACGTTTCTGTAAGCAACGCAGTGACCCACATGCCCAGAAAGAAATACAAGAGTTAGCTCAAGAGGTCTCCAAGATCCTTGAGGTATACTACCCAATCAGCTGGAAAGCTCTAATCAAAGGATAACTTATGAGTGATAAAACAAATGAAGTATCAGCTCTACAATCCCAGATAGGTGGGAGTCATTATAAAAACCAAGGGGTACAACCACTTGAAGCCACCTATGCTAACTTCGGTTATAGCGGATTACGTGCAGCTGTTTACACTAAGGTCAATAAGTATCTGACCCGTGAGAAAGGAACACATCGACAAGACATCACAAAAGCAATCCATGTGCTACAGATGCAGTTAGAGTTCTTAGATAAGGAGTCCACAGAATGATGACATTAATAGCAGATGTATTGTATTTAGCAGCAGCCTTAGCCATATTCGCAACAGTAGTGCTGTTCGTACTAAGCCCTATGTATGCCTTCTGGGTAGAAAACAAGTATGGGATAGACGTGGAGTCTGACTTATACGCACAGATTGCAGAAGCTGTAGAGAAAGCAGGTGAAGAAGGTCAAGAGATTTCAGTTAAAATAACAATAGGGGAACCAGACATTGAAGAAGCAGCAAAAGAAGCCTAAAGTACCAAGCAATTCATTGGGTTTACAAGCACTCTCTCAGAACCAGTCAAACTACATTAACTCCATAGATAATAATGTAGTCTCGGTAGGTACAGGGTTTGCAGGCTCAGGTAAAACATACATTGCATCAACTATGGCAGCACAGTTTAAGATAGATAACAGAGACAGTCGTATTGTACTGTGTAGACCTAACGTGTCAGACTCTAAATCTATTGGCTTCTTACCGGGAGAAGAGATTGATAAGATGGCCCCTTGGATCACACCATACACTGATATACTACGTAAGCACCTCAATGGTAACTTCGAGAAATACTATCAGGATGGAACACTTCAAGTTGTACCTTTTGAGTACATGCAAGGTCGTACCTTTGATAACTCTTTTGTAATCTTAGATGAAGCTCAGCATACAACACCTAAAGAGATCGAGATGTTCCTTAAACGGATCGGAAAAGACTCTAAAGTTGTAGTCTGCGGTGACATCCCACAAGCTCGTTTAGGCTCAAAGTCTGGACTAAAGCTTCTAATAGACATGCATAAGGATTCATCACTACCAGAAGTCTCTGCTAATATTGGCGTAACTGACTTCAATAACCCTGATGATATCGTACGTTCAATCTTCTGTCGTGAGATAACCAAAGCATTCGACAGATATTACGCAATGAGTGGTAACTAATATGGTATTCGATACACTAACATGGCTACGTTCTACTGTAATAAACTATAAAGGAGGCTCACCCCAGCTCCTACAGTACGTACTTAGTGATCAAGAGATGGTAACATTAGGACAGCTTGTGGATGCCTTAACAGCAGCACGAGTTGAAGAAGCAATTAAGAATTATAAGGACATGCAATGACAATAATTAAGTTCATGACTAAAGGTTGTGCACCCTGTGCAGCTGTAGGTGAAGTGTTAGATGGTATGGGGGTTGAATATAAAGAAGTTGATCTTGCATTAGATATAGACTCAGCAATATCACATAAGGTACGGTCAGTCCCTACTCTATTAAACACAGAAACCGGAGAGCGTATGATAGGCTTCGATGGTATCTACAAAACACAGGAATGGGTAAATGACAATTGTAATTGATTACACAAGAAACGAAGTGCTCTCTGAGCAAGCAACAGTACTCCTTAAAGACTACTACTGCAAAGAAGGTGAAGACCCACAAGATGCGTACGCTAGGGCAGCAACAGCTTACTGTCTTAACGACTACGAGTTAGCCCAACGTATCTATGACTACGCCAGTAAAGGCTGGTTCATGTTCTCTTCACCACTACTATCTAATGCACCAGCACTAGGTGAAAGCGTTAAGGGACTGCCTATCAGCTGCTTCCTAAGTTACGTACCTGACACACTAGAGGGTCTTATCTCTCATAGTTCAGAGCTACGTTGGTTATCAGTTAAAGGTGGTGGTGTAGGTGGTCATTGGTCTGACATCCGAAGTGCCAGTGATGTAGCCCCTAGTCCTATTCCTTTCCTTAAGACTGTTGACTCTGATATGACTGCTTACAGGCAAGGTAAGACTCGTAAGGGTTCTTATGCTGCTTATATGGATGTCTCTCACCCAGATATCATTGAGTTCATCAACATCAGAGTGCCAACAGGTGGTGATCCTAATCGTAAAGCGTTCAATATTCACAACGCTGTTAACATCCCAGATATCTTTATGGAATGTGTAGTGAAAGGTGACCCTTGGCCCCTTATAGACCCTAATGATCAAACTGTCAGGGATCTAATACCAGCACGAGAGTTATGGGAGCGTATCATTGAGACCCGGTTCCGTACTGGAGAGCCGTACTTAAACTTCATTGACGAAGCTAACAGACATCTGCCACCAGCTATGAAAGAGAAAGGTCTAAAGATTCATGGGTCTAATCTATGTAATGAAATACACCTGCCAACCAGTGAAGATCGTACTGCAGTGTGTTGCTTATCAAGTGTAAACTTAGAGTACTATAATGAATGGAAAGGAACCTCAATGGTTGCTGACCTTATTACTATGCTTGATAATGTAATCAGCTTCTTCTGCTTGAATGCACCTAAAGAACTCCGTAAGGCTGTCTATAGTGCCACTCAAGAGCGTAGTTTAGGTCTTGGTGCAATGGGTTTCCATAGTGCTCTGCAACGTGCAGGTATCCCTTGGGAGTCTGTGATGGCTACTACATATAACAATGAGATGTTCACACACATCAAAGCACAAGCAAAAGCAGCTACTGTCTATCTTGCTGAAGAGCGTGGTTCATGCCCTGATGTTGAAGGTGTTCGTAACTCTCACTTATTAGCTATAGCACCTAATGCTAACTCATCAATCATTGCTGGATGTTCAGCTTCAATAGAACCTTTAAAGTCTAATGCGTTTACACATCGTACTCGCGTAGGTGCTCATCTTGTACGCAACTCATACCTCGATAAAGTAATCAAGGAAGAAGCAGCAAGAGCACACTTGCACTCTAGTGTATGGATAGAAGCTCAATGGACATCTGTGATCTTAAATGAAGGTAGTGTACAGCATTTAGATTGGATGGATGATTGGGATAAGAGTGTATTTAAGACTGCATTTGAGATTGACCAACGATGGGTAGTAGATCATGCTGCAGAGCGTCAACCGTACATCTGCCAAGGTCAAAGTGTAAACTTATTCTTCCCAGCTGGGACAGACAAAGCTTATGTAAACGAAGTGCACCTACGTGCCTTTAACAAGAAACTTAAAGGACTCTATTACTTGCGTACAAGCGCAGGTGCTAAGGCTGATACTGTCAGCTTCAAGCCAACTCGTGTAGCCTTAGAGGATTACAATGTAGATGATGATGAATGTTTAAGCTGCCAAGGATAATATTATGAGTTTATTAGAAGTATCAAAAGCATATAAGCCATTCCAACACCCTAGCTTTGTCAATCAAGCAATTGAACATGACAAGTTACACTGGGGTGAGTGGGAATGTGACTTACAAGAAGATGTAACCCAATGGAAATCTGGTAAGATCTCCAATGAAGAGAAGAACTTTATCACTCAGATACTTAGGCTGTTCACACAGTCTGATGTTATCGTGGGTGGTAGCTATGTAGATGTCTTCCTGCCACGTATCAAGAACAATGAAGCACGTATGATGATGCTTTCTTTCGCACACCGAGAGACTGTACATATGCGCTCCTATGCACTGCTTAACGATACCTTAGGTTTCCCTGAGGCTGAGTACACAGCGTTCCTTGAGTACGATGCTATGGCTGATAAGATAGAGTTCATGCAAGACTTCAACCCGGATACAAAACAAGGATTAGCTTCAGCTATTGCTCAGACAGTATGTAATGAAGGTATGTCTCTGTTCTCTGCATTCGTAATGCTACTTAACTTCCAACGATTCGGAAAGCTTAAGGGTATGTGTGAGATTGTTGAGTGGAGTATCCGAGACGAGACTATTCACGTAGCAGGTATGACGGAGTTGTTCCGTACATACATTAAAGAAAACCCAGAGGTTGTAACAGATGAATTTAAACTATCTATTTATGAAATGTATAGGACTGCTGTCAATCTTGAAGACAAAGTTATTGATCTGGCGTTTGAGATGGGAGGTGTTGAAGGACTCACGGCAGAAGAAGTTAAAGAGTACATCAGATACATCGCAGACAGACGACTGATTAACTTAGGTCTTAAGCCTAACTTTGAAATAGAAGAGAACCCACTACCTTGGTTAGATTGGGTGTTAAATGGTGATAGCTTCAAGAACTTCTTTGAAGGTCGAGTCACTGATTATAGTGCTGACGGAATGACTGGCTCCTCTTGGGGTTGGTAAAATAAAAGTAAAGGTATATAGCAATGAAAGTAATACACAGTATCACACATAAGCAAGCAGAAAGAATCACAGCTGATCATCTAAAAGAGATCCACTTTGAAATGATAGAAGAACTGCAGAGGAATAATGAAGAGCGAAGCTTAACCCATACTGAACATTATAGTATGATTGAAACTGTTATCTCCATTGAAGTTATAATGAAAGAGCTAGTCTTCCCAGATCAATATATGGAGTGGAAACTAGCACATGGACTTGACTTGGCTTACTAGCCTTTACCGATAAACAATCTGACCTGAGTAGGTCATCAAACTGCTCAAAGTCTGGGAGGACTGAATGAAAACTAAACTTATATTTGACATAGAAACAGATGGATTAATACCAGAAGTATCTAAAATATGGTGCCTTGTGTACCAAAACGTAGACACAAAAGAAATCTATTCGTACTCTGATTATGATGACGCACTGCCATCATTAGAAGATGGACTCCAGAAGCTCTCAGAAGCTGATGTAATAGCTGGTCACAACGTAATTGGATATGATCTACCTGTTCTTAAAAGACTCTTAGGATGGACACCTAAGCCCTCTCAGAAGATATGGGATACACTTGTTATGTCTCAATTATGTATGTTCCAACGAAGCCATAAACATGGTCTTGCAGGTTGGGGTGAATACTTTAAGTACCCTAAGGGAGACTACAGTGACTGGACTAACTATAATCAAGAGATGCTAATTTATTGTAAGCAAGATGTAACTTTAAACACTCAAGTATACGAACGTCTAGCTAAAGAAGCTTCACACCAGATTAAAGCTGAACCACTATTCATGCAAGCACTACAGTTAGAGCAAGACTTCGCAGCTATCAATGCTGAGATAACTAACAAAGGCTGGTTGTTTAATAGTAAGGGTGCAAGAGATCTCCAAGGAGAACTAAGATGGAAGATGCACTATATAGAAGACGAGCTAGAGCCTAAGATCGGTAGTATTTGTGTGCGTAAAGGCACTAAAGAAGTCGATAAAGTAGTCAAAAAGAATGGTGGATACTACAAGAACGTAATTGACTGGTTTGAATTAGAACCTGATCTAAAAGCTTCCCAAGGTATTGTTGCTGGCCCTTACTCTAAAATAGAGATCAAGCCTATACAACTAGGTCAACTAGCCTTAGTTAAAAAGTACCTATCAGATATAGGTTGGAAGCCTGATGACTGGACAGTTAAGAAGATCGGTAACAAATGGGTTAATCAATCACCAAAGCTAACAGACTCCTCATTAGAACCTTTAGGTCTTGTGGGTAAGATGATTGGTGATTACTATATGCTGCGTCAAAGGCTTGCTGTAGTTGAAGGTTGGTTAGACTTAGTTGAAAAGTGGGGTGATGGTAGGTTGCATGGTGATATGTTTTGTATTGGAACACCATCATTCCGTTGTAGGCATCGTGGTATAGTTAACATACCCGGTGTTCATGCACCTTATGGTAAAGAGCTTAGGTCACTGTTGACCTGTGAAAAAGGTTCTAAGCTAGTAGGTGCTGACTCTGCAGGTAATCAGTTCAGGGGCCTAGCCCACTACATGAAAGATGATAAGTTCACAGCTTCAGTTGTAGTTGGACAGGAGTCAGATGGCACTGATGCACACTCACGTAATGCAGCTATACTCGGTATCTCACGTTCAGCAGCTAAGTCTTTCATCTATGCCTACCTCTTTGGAGCTGGTTTAGGTAAGCTTGGTGAAGTAATCACAGGTCTTAAGAGTCCTAAAGCTGGTAAGATTGCTGATGATAAGTTCAGTGCAGCCTTTCCACTACTTAAAGAACTAAAAGATGACCTGTTAAAAGAGTTTACTCACAATAAAATGAAGACTGGTATCGGTTTCATCAAAGGTGCAGATGGTCGTAGGATATTTGTAGGATCTGAGCATCAACTTCTTAACTATTTACTACAAACATTAGAAGGAATCACCTGCAAAACAGCAATCGTGTACCAATACAATAAGATTAAGGAGTTAGGAATAGAAGATACCTACCCAATCTTGTTCTATCACGATGAAACTGCATGGGTTACACCTACTAAACACGCTAAGACTGTACTTGATATCTCAATAGCTGGGTTCCGTGAAGGCCCCAAGTCTGTTGGAGTAGAATGTATGGACGGAGATGGTAAAATAGGTATCAATTATGCAGAAATACACTAACCAAGAGTAATAAGTATGTTCAATAACAACGATAAAGTATTCGAGATGTTCAACAAGTCCTGTTTAGACTCCGAAATGGAGTATGATAAGGTATTCATTGACGCAGACTCTATCATCTACCGAATAGCAGTGACCACTGACAGTGTTACTCAAGCTAAATCAGCGTTCGATAAGGCCCTCGGAGGTATCATGAGAGATACCGGAGGGGTTAAAGGTTACGTAGCTGTTAAAGGCAAGGGTAACTTCAGGTATGATATCGCAGAAGACTACAAAGCCCAACGTGCATCCACTAAGATTGATCCTAAGATCACTGAAAGACGTAATGCTATTACAGAGTACGCATGGGCTAATGATTGTTTCAAGTCTGATAACTGTGAAGCTGATGACATTTGTTGTATCTGGGCACAAGAAGCTATGGATGCTGGTGATCACTACCTAATTGCACACATTGATAAAGACTTAAATGGTTGTCCCGGATGGCACTACAACTTCAACAAGAAGGAGTTCTACTTTATGGGAGAGGAGGAAGCACATAAGTTCTTCTGCTTACAACTATTAACTGGTGACTCTACAGACCACATCATGGGCCTTAAAGGTATTGGCCCTAAGAAAGCTGAGAAGCTCCTTGAAGGTGTGCCTCATGAGCAGCTACTAGATACTGTGCGTAATGCTTGGCGTGATCATCACCC